AGAATTATCTAAAAATATTTATAATTTCCTCCCTTTTAAGAACTATCTGTAGTCCCACATGTAGGATCTATCGCCATATTCATCAACATTCCACACTTCCATTACTTGATTGCTTTTATCCGATCCTACCCATATCCACCTATCATTGTTTTCTCTATCAATAATTGGTTCGAATTCATCTAAACCATCCGAAATAAATCCAAATGGTGACATATCTTGTTCTATTTGATTTTTTTGCTCTTCATAGATTCTTTTACGAACATCATTGTCCGTCATTTCTTTGAAATAATCTTGAGCAACTAACCAAGAAAAAATAACCAGACACATAGCCAAGTCATCATTACACCCTTCTTCTGCTTCGAATGAATTATGTTTTTGGGTAAAAGTTGTAAGTTCACTAATTATTTCATAGTCATTAACCAATAACTTATCATCTTCTAATAAAGTTTTTAAATTTGAACATCCCAACTTTTTAACAGATGATGTCATTCGAACACCAAGTTGAGACTTTTTACCACTGAATCCAGAACCAACTATTTGCCCTGCACGACCTCTCATAGAACACATTAAAATGTTATCATATTCAAGATCAAAATGAAGAATATTTGATACTTGATCTCCAATATCATTTACTTCTATTAAAATCCAAGCATTGTTATATCCTTTTGCTACTTCATTAATAATACTTGGAAATAACATTGGTTTAATTTCGTTATTTCTGTATTTTGCTACAGTCTTGTATGGAAAATTGGTAATATCAAAAACAATAAATGCCGAATAATCATTACCAATTCCGCGAGCAACGTCTACGGTAATTAGATAATTGTTTTCTTCTTTTGGATTTTCGTAAATATCCAAATTAGCATTTCTTTTTATTGGATCTTCATATACAAGATTCCTTAGTTTTGATGGATTGATTAAAGTATTGACCGACCCTAAAAACTCACACTCAAACTCTGTTTTGAACTGTTGTTCTGAAGTGTTTGCAATAGTCTGCTCTTTCCACTTCTCATCTCTTCCAGGAACTTCAGACCAGTGAACATCAGTGGGAACATATTCATTTTTACCCTTCTCAGAATCATGCCACATACGGTAGAAATGATTCATACCGCGAGGAGTAGAAACTATAATGACTTTTGTACTTTGACCTGACGATATAGTAGGATAAACAGAGGCAAAGAAGTCATCAGCAATGTGATTCGGGATGAACGCGAACTCGTCCAAAAAGATGATATTGTACGATCCGCCACGAACAGCAGATGCAGAAGTAGATGCGGCGATAATTTTAGATCCATTTTCTAATTCTAATGATCCCCTGTTCCATGACAGGATACCTTGCTGCATCCACTTTGGTAAATTTTCATAAGCAAGTTGCAATCTTCCAAGTAAATCTCTTGCAGTAGATGCTTTGTTCGCTAGAATAGCTATGTTAACATTATCGTTGAAAACGGCGTAGTGTAGTAAGTATGAAACACAAGTTGTTGATTTACCCGTCTGGCGGGGCATTTTGCAAATATTAAATCTGTTTTTATGGAAATTATTTACTAGTTTCTCTTGAAAGGGATACATTTCAAATGGAACAAGACCATGATCAAGAGAAACAATTTTGATATAGTTTTTTGCAAAATATACTGGATCTTCTTTGCACTTTAAAAATTCAATAACCTGTTCTTCTGTCCAAGAAAATGTGGTATTTGCCCTCTTTAAATTTGGATTAGAAAGATAAGCATCAGATTGCTTAAGTTGAATATCTTGAATTGACATAATTTAATAAATTTCTCTCCACTGAATTGCTGCCGCAACTGCTGCAACCGAATTTCCCTGCGTTGTAATAGTTCTTATAACTAGTGCATAAATTTCAGAATTGTCTGAATTTATATTCTGCACAATAACATTTTTCTTTGCTGCCGTAAGTTCCCCAGAAGAAACTGGTGATAATGAGTTTTGTGATGCACCAGAAGGAACAAAACCTGAAGCAAATACATCACCATCACTATAAGTTGTTGCATTTACGCAATATTCAACACCACTATTGTCTGATGCAGATGTCCAAGTTAAGGCACCCCCGTTTCCAATAAATGCTGAACTTGGAAGTTTTACAATCTTATAAACAATACTATTTGTTTCGCAATACAATGAAATATTGTTTAAACGAACAGATATTCTATTTGGATATCCTTGAAAACTATTTTTAAGACGAATGGCAATTAAAGGAAACTCTGTTCCTGCTGGAGTTGGTGTTGTTCTTGTGGTAGTCATTGTGTATGCAAAGTCAATACCACTTTCCGTATATCCTCCCTCACTTGCAACTGTGGAGCAAATTTGATCAAATGATGCTCCAACACCAACAGCAGTATTTCTTATTTCACAACGAACTGGAAGGTTTGGATTTGAAATATAAACTTTTGGATTATTATTGGAATGTAAAAATTCGTGAGCAGAAATCAATTTTCCGTCGTGTGCAAAACCACAACGAACTCTACCTACACCTAACCATTGAAAATCGATGAATAAAAGTTGAGTTTTTGTGAAATCAAGATTAAATCCTGATGCTCCAGTTCCATCACATTTATCTTTATTCCATTGAGATTGTGGAATTCTGGTTTCTGTTGCAATTCCACTTGTGAATGTTCTAATGACCCAATTATAAGTTCCAATACCAGCATTTACACCATCCGAGGTGCTTAATCCAACTTGTTCTAAGTATATTCCATCTCTATCATCAAAGTATCCAGTTCTTTTTGTTGCATTCTGTTGAGGTGCATAGAAATTAAAAGAACTAAAAATCAGTTGTGATTTTCCTGGTTGATAATGATGATATGCTTTTGTTTGGTGAACACAATATGCAGTGCTTCCAATACCTGTTTGTAATCTTGCACAAGCTTGATTTGGTATGAATGATATTGTAGACCCAGCACCAGAATAACTATCTATAAAATTGTTATCAATCGCATAGAGATGTTTATAGTCCCCAAGAGTAAATGGTTCTGAAATTCTTTGTCTACCAAAAGCATCAATAGCAGGTGTATCTGGATTTAGGGTTACATAAGTTCCAGTTGATATTGCAACATTTCCTGTAACTGGAAATGGATTTGTGGTAGAAACTATTTCGCCATTCTTATTGGCGACCATATTCACCTCAAACAGAGTTCTTTCCTGATTTAGAAAGTCCTGTGTATTCTTATTAAATTGTGCCATTAATTATTCACCCCAAGTCAATCTTTCTGGTTGATATCTCTGAGAACTTTTAATTTTTAAAGAACTTTGAGATTGTGTTGGATAGATGTTATGAACAATCGCTCCTGGATATTCTCCTTGAAGATTTTCTGCTAGTTCATTTTTATTCATCATCTTACCTTCAACTTCTAAACGATACATCTTTCCTTCCCAAACAACATCTGCAAAGAAGGACTCTCCAACTGGATCTGACTGTGTATCAGATCCGTTTACATAGAGATTTCCATTGAAATCTCCTGCAATATTGATGCTTTCTGATAAAAATTGTTGAAATGATTTCATTTTAGTTACAGTTCCAACGACGGAGGGCTTTGTTAATTCTTGAATCTGGATCTCTTGCGGTTTTTGCTGAAGTAAGTTTTGATTTCATTCCTTTCATACGACGGCAAAAATTAGCACGACGCTTTGCTCTTTTTCCCTTTGGTTTCTTTTCAGTGACCGCAGTTTGGAGTTTTGAACCTGGATTCTCTTGGCGATAAGCATCAACTGCTGCTTGACTTAATCCATCAGTTTTGTCTTTTCTATTGACTTTTTGCCAATCTTCAGATAATCCAAAATCTGCTCTCCAATTTGAATATCCTTCTTTTTGTTGCTTCTTAGGACTAGTCAATAAACCATAAATACCGCCCGCAATTGCCAGTGGAATTGCAACTTTAGGATTTTTTACTTTTGATAATGCTTTTAAAAGTGATGGTTTTGCTGCAGTTTTTGCTGCTCTTCTTGCTTGCGCTGCTGCTACATTTTGCGCTCCTTGCCTACGTGCCGCAGACATACGATCATAAGATGATTGCGTTCTAGCACTTTGTCCCCTATTCTGAGTCGTTGTTGATTTGGGTACATTAGGTAGTTGTGATCCAGAACCTACTGGTTTTGGTGTTGCTGATTTTGCTTGTTTTCTCATTGCATCAATTTTTTCTGCAGCACCAGGATTTGATTTTTTGAGATTTTCAATTTGTTCTGGAGTCATATCTTTTAATTTATCTTCCCACTTCTCTGAGATAATTAATTCATCTCTCCAGTTGGAATATTCTTCCTTCTTCACACAACGATTGTAAGTTTTTCCGAACAACTTCTGGGTACCTTTTTTCTCATATCCCGCCCAACACTTTTTCGCCTCATCAACATTATGCTCTCCACTTTCAATATAATCTGCAGCAGAATCAATATAATCTGCTGCTTTTGTAATTTTTGACTGAACCCATGCCTCAATATTACCTTCACCCTTCATTTTTTTACGAAGTCTTTTTGCTGCAGAAATAATTGTGGATAATTCCGAGCGTGCCATTGAATATTCATGATCATATCCTTCTGGCATATTTCCAGGATGTGGCATGGTTGTATTAAAATCTTTTTTTGAACTAATTAATTCTGCTGGTAATGAAAACATATCCCAGTATTTTGTACCATATTTACATTCTTCTCTTCTTTCATTCTTTTTACATTTTGGACAATATCTCTCTAATTTATCTCTAATTGGGCCGTCCCAGTCATATGTAAGTGCTCCAGTATAAGCACTCTCAGTCTTTGTTCCCCAATTTGAAGCGCCTTTTTTACGACATTTGACCAGTGCTCCAGATGCATATGCACTTGGCCAAACACTATATCTAGATTTTACTTTATGATAACAAGCATCTTTTTTACCACTACCTTTACCTGGTTTATCTTTTGCTTCCTGAATTTCTATTTCTTCTTTCATTTTTTTTCTAGGTGAATCTGTGGAAACATATGTTGGTTTTGCAGCACCTGATTTTTGCTGTTGACTAGGATCTGCTGCCTTTTTTCTTCTTGCTGCAGATAATCTTTCGGACTTTGACATACTTGCTCTTTTTGATGAAGAAACACATTTAGGAACACCTTCACCAGGTTCATCACTAGCGCAAGTTCCACCAGTTACAACATTTACCCAACCTGGTTTTCCATCTTTTGATTTACTATCGAACCATTTATGCAAACTACCTTCAGAGACATCTTTAAATTTTTTATGATGCTTCTTGGCATCTGCTTCCATCTTTTTTAAACGAGTATAATAATCTGGAATTTCATCTAAATGTTGGAGAGCAATTTCCCTAGCAAGTTTATGATCTTTAGTGTGCTCATGCTCAATTGGTTCTCCCATATCCAATTGCTTTTGAATAAAAGAAACTTTCAAACGATGCTTCTTAGCAATCTGTTCAACTGTTTTAAATGGTTTTAATTGCTCTTTCAATTTTTTTCTGCGACCTTGACAATGTGCCTTTTGAGAAAATCCTTTGGGATTATTACAATCAATAGATTTTTTATATTTTTCTGACCAACCCATCAGATCAAAAAGAACTATTCTTTATTATTTAGAAAACCTTGCTTTAGTAATTTTGATAATTCGGAGGTAGATCCAACAAAAACTGCATTATTGGTAACATTGTTCGTTGTTTTTACAGTTTCTTCTTCTATATCTTTTAATTTCTTTTGTAAATCTATAAGTTTGTCGGTTACGTCACCAACACTTTTTATAAGTTGCCCAGCGACCTCATAGGCCCTTGGTTGATCACTTTCTGCAGCAAGTTCCATAATTCCATCAATCGCTTCCTGACCCTTTTCAATTAAAGAGTAAAGGTTCGCTCTTGTATATTCATAATCTTTTTTTATATCAACTGATGATTGATCAATAGGTTTTATTTCTGTACAATTTGGTTCTTCATAAATCTGCATTTCGCTAGTTGTGTTTAACACATTGTCTAAGGAGTCAAAATTTTTAGATTTCATGGAATTTAAATATCAATTTGTTGGACAGGACTGTAAACTTTTGCGTCTCCAAAAAACTCCCAATTCTCATTAAATCCAAAATCATCATTTGGTTGTGCATCAATAGGATCTGGAGTAACTGTATATCTTACTTCTCTTCTTGCAGTTTGAACATCTGTAGATGAATACATATCCACTTGAACCTTGCGAATAAGACCATCCGTGCTGTCTGATATTGGACCAAAGAGATATGTTTTTGCGGTAAATTGTAAAGTATATAATAAAATTCTTCTAGTAGAAAAATCACCTTCATAGTCATCTCTGAAGGAAATATCATCTAAAACTATTGGAATATCTTTTTTTTCTCCAATAATATCAACCATATCAATAGTAACACTAAAAGCAGGTTGAAAAAATGGTAAAATTTGTTCTATAATTTGAAGAACATCGTCATTTAATTTTGCCATTATGTTCAATTCAAATCCTATATTGTATGGTACTGGCATGAAAACCTTTTTAATATTGTTTCCATCAGAAGCTTTAAAAGATTGAGAAATTCCAGACTTTCTTGCAGAGTCATATTTGATGGAATTCATCTCAAAAGACATTCTTGGTAGTGTTATTGCAACTGGTTTATTTAAATCTGCTTGTTGCTCTAAACGTGCCAAAAACTTTTGAGTTGGTCCATATGCTAAAGGAACTCTCACATCACTGTAATCGTTACCATCACCATCTTGATGTTTTATTGATATATTATTGAAAAGATTGCCAAAAGCAATAATTGTTTTTCTAATATTTTGGTGATAAAAATATGTTCCTAGCATTAATAGTTACCGAATAAGTTAGACTCTGAAAAATCTATAATAGAATTTGACTCTTGTTGTATTTCATCATTTTGTTCATATTTATCATATAAGTCCGAAACTTGATATTTTTGTAATGGGTACCTTGCAGAAGATATTGAACCAACTATAATTTCTCCAGGTATAAAGTCCCCATTTACAGTACCAACTTTCAAAATACTTGTAGTACTATCCCAAGTTTTAACTCTACTCTTAGCTCCAGAAGTTTCTCCAGTAACTACTTCATTAAAAATATAAGTATTAATTCCAACAAGCAAGGGTGGGTTTGATATAGATATTTGTGGATTTGATACATACCCAATTCCAGCATCAGAAATCAATATCTGACTAATTTGACCATTAGAATTTACAATAGTTCTTGCCACAGCAGTAACTGCAGAACCAACTGTAGGAGATGAAAATCCTATAGATGGTGAAGTAACATATCCAGAACCACTATTAGTAATTGTCACACTACCAATACCGGAGTATGTTTTTTCAATGACTGCTTTTGCAGTTGCCCCAATTCCAGTTGCACTTAAAATTGTAACTGTTGGTTCTACTGTATATCCTGCACCAGGATTTACTAGCAAAATTTCTTTAACTGAACAAAAATTTCCTATGCAGGAAGTAATTGCTACTGCTTGAGCATTTACTCCACCAGAAGGTGCGCTACTAATTGCTACTGTTGGAGTTGTTTTATAATTATAACCATCATTAAGTAAAATTATTTTTCTAACATAACCACTTACAATCGAAGTTTGTGCAGTCGCTTTTGATCCTGATGGGAACAATTTAAGTGTATTAATATAACCTTGATTCTCTAAAGTTCTATCTATTTCTTCTACAGTAGTATTTACATTATCCCATCCACCAATGTTATCCGAATACTCAAATAATTCACATTTCAATTCATAAACATAAGTTTTTCCTAGTTGATAAAAAGGTTGCTCATGCTCTACAAATTTTATTTCAAATAATCTTTTTCCAAGTGGAAAATAAATTAAGTCACCCTCTCTTGGGCGCGTAGAAACTATAATTTCATCCTTATCCATGTCAGATAAAAATGGAGCAATAAAATCTTCAAATCTTTCTTTTGATATTATGAGAGTTAATTCATCCTTTAAGTTCATTCCAAATTTTGATAAAATATCTCCAGATCCAGTATATCCATCAAAATTACTAACATATGCTTCTATTGAAAAATTATCATCAAATTTTGATGAAGTAACCTCTCTTAATATTGTCTCTTTTCTTATAAATTTTTGAGGTAAGTAGGAAACCTCTACTCCAAATATTTTTAACTGTTCATTTATTAGTTGTTGGATCAAATTTTGTTCAGAACCTGACCCTTGAAGAAAAAATGGATTTAGTGCCATAATTATCCTATAAAGTCGTATGGTGGTAATTCATATTCCATAGACATTTTTTGCATTAAGTCATCTAATTCTCTTTGAGCATCATCATATATTTCCCTACCATTCAATTCAACTCCACCTGGCAATTTAACTCCCCTAAATTTTATTAAATTTTGACCCCATTGCTTTTTAATAAGGGAAGTCAAGTATTTTTTTAAAAAACTATCATTGTAAACCTTCGTAAAATCATTTGGATTTAATATTCTATAACAATCTATTACTAAAAAATTACCTGCAGATTGTGCTCCCCACTCAATATCTAAATACATTCTATTTTGTCTTTTATTAAATCTTATTTGTTTGTCAGTTGTTAGTAAAAAATCAATATCTTCAAGATAACTTTTAACCATAGCATACTGTAATAGTTCCACGGAGTTAAAGTAATATAGATCATTTAAAAATAATTGATATTTTATACTAAACATTCCACCAGAAATGGAACTGGTGTCAAATTTAAAAACTTTTTCTATACCAATAACAGAGTCTGGTACTTGAATATAATTGGAGGTTTCATAAAAATTAAAAGTTCCAATACCCGATGTTCCTGTAGTTGTTACTATTCCAACACCACTAGTATTCTTTGCCTTACCTCTATCAATGTCATCCTGAGTAATTTGATATTTTAAATACATTCTTTCAACACCATCAAAATGACGCTCATTAAAATATTGTAGAGCATCATCCACCAAATCATCTATTTGATCATCATCTACGTTGATTTCTAAAACCGGAGCTCCCAGTCTTCTTAAACAATAATCAATTAATTCTTGTCTTGTTGATGGTTTTGCCATAATACTAACTATCTCTTGTTATGCTTTTTGAAACTATTGCAGAACCTTCTATGACTTTTGTTTTTTCACCAGTTCCACTATTTGTAATTACAATATCGTACATATATCTTCCAGGTTTTAAACTGGTAGTAGAGTTTGGACCCAATTCAATTCTTATTACTCCAGACGAAGGTGGAGAAACTGCAGTAGCAATAAAATTTACATAAGAAGTACTTTGTGGATGTTTTCTTAATTGCGATTTAACAACATAGTTTGAAAGGTTAAGTGCCGAACCATTATCATTAGCTAAAGTAAAAGACTGAGTAAATGAAGTACCAGTATTAATACTTAAATTAACTACATATGGTGATGCCATTTACTACCAAAAATACGCCTATGAATTATTTATGTTAATTAAATAATGATACTACTTCTTGTTGCTTTAAATATAATTTAAAGTACAATTTTGAAAAAATTCTCAATTCTTCTATGCTCAATTCTTCAATTACTCTACAGTGCTTTTCATATTCAAATAATTTGTTAATATCACTCAATTCAATGTCTTCTGGTTTCATTTAATAACTCCTTTAATAAAGACTTGATTTCTTTAACTTCATCCTTTAAATTTTCAATTTCTTTTTTTGTATTCAATCTATTTGAAACACTGCTTAAATACTGTTTGTATGCCGCACTGTCACAATTTACTATGGCACCCGTTTTTTCATCTCTAAAAAGATTTGGGTGCCCTTCAACCGATATTAGATCTTCTATCATGCTAGTGCAATTGCTCTTAAGTCTTTAAATCTTGGATATTTATCTTGTCTTGTACCAGACATCACTATTTTAATAGTAAAACCAATAAATGGTCCAACATTAGACGCTGTGTATTGATACTCTAAGAATTGATTTTCCAAACTACTTGGAACTATTGTATCTGATAATCCACTATTTTTACTCTCATCAACAATATCCAAATAACCATCAAGATTATTATCCGTTGTTAAATTATTATATCCTGGGAATAAATTGAATGCTGTTAACGATTCATTTGACTCCGGTTTTATCAATGAGTATAAAACTCTAAAATCTGTAGAAGGATGTTTATATGCGGATAATAATACTCTTAAACTATTGGATGGTTGAGATAATCTAATAGTTCTAGAAACATAAATTGCAGCATGAGGATCATTTACAAGGCTGTTCACTCTACCATCATTAATATAATCTGAAATTGGATTATTCAATCTTGCACTATGAAATTCTGTAAATGTATCATCTAAGAAAATCATAGGTGAAAGATTATAATTATCTGAAGATAAAGACAATGCAGTTATTAAAGATTTATTTCTAGGTAAAGAATCTAAATATTCGTCAGAATTAATCTTTGAAGCAACCATTCTAAGTTCATTTAATTTATTTTTTTGATTAATTTGAACGTTCTGATATCCAAGATCTCTAAATGATGTTTCATTACCACCAGAACTTGTTCCTGTAACAGATCTCATTTGAGATGTTACTTCAGTTGTTGCTCCTGGTATTATAATATTGTAGAATGGTATTACAGTATCGTAAATTATATTTTCGGATGCATATGCAGTCACACCACCAACACTTTTTTCACTATTAAATGATAACTTTGGATAAGTACCGTCAGTAGATCTGTCAATACCAAAATTGTCTGAACCAATTAATCCGCTTCTATCTATTTCTAAGTAATAACTATCTAGTTCAATATTAGAATCGACAATGTTATGACTTCTATTAATTCTTCTAAGAGAAACTCCATTCAATTCGTATTTGCGAATAATTGAGTTTTCTGGATGACTTATTGCAATAGTACCATTGATACCTCTTTCCAATCCCTCTAGTGATGATGATTGTACTGAAATATATTTAATTATTTCATTATTAATGATCAAATATCCAGGATTTGCTGCACTTACAGCAGAACCTTCAAAATTTTGGAAATATGAAGTATCTGCAGATGCTATATTTAAAATAGAATCCGTCCTTAACAATTGCGAAGATAAAATTACTCCTGGAGTGTCTGGAGAAACTCCACTTAATTCTACAATATTATTTGCGGCATACATACCATGATTAAAATGATCAACTTTAAAGTATTTTCCATCTGAATAAGAACCATAAGTATCAGAAGATGTAATTTGAGTTGTTCCTATGGAAGTTCTTGTTCCAGAATTATTGAAATATTGAAATGTACTTCCATTACCGAAATGATTTCCTTGAACATCAGTTAAATATAATGTATCAATTGCATTATTGTTTCCTGTTATTGTTATTAAAGCATTTTGACCTTTACTTAAATTTTCAGTTCCTGTTACAGTCGAAGTTACAATTCCGACAACATCACCAACTGAATATCCATTTCCAAATTGATTAATTGTTGCGGATGTTATAGTTCCATTAGATCCTGCACTAATAACTAATTTCAATCCAGATCCATTTCCAGTAATATTGAATGTCTCTACGGTAGAAGTTCCTTCGGAATAATTTCTTCCACCAGTACTAATCGCTACATTAGATACCGAACATCCAGTTCCAACAATAGTTCCATATACATTACTGTTCGCAGATTCTCCAACTTTTCTACCAGCAGTTAATATTGTATTTACTATTGTACTATTATATACTGTTGTTATACCAACCTTAAGTTTTCTTGGTAATGTTGTAATTGGATTGTTTATTAAATTTCTAACATATCCATTACTCTTACTTAAAGTTGGATTTTGGAAATATGCTACCCCATTCAATTCGGTGAATTTTGCTTTATACAATTTAAATTTCAAGTCTTCGTATTGATCAGAAGACCATATTGATCCATTTTGTGATTTAAACAAACTTCCAATTGCAAACTGTTTAGTATATCTTACACTTTCAACGTCTGGAAGATTTAATGTATTTCTAGTTGTTTCACCCATTCTAGCGACCCATAATTCATATTGATCACTTTGAGGTGCTAAAATAACAATTGCATATTCTAATCCTGGTGGTAAAAATATTGGATATGGGAAAGTTACTTTAGTTGCTACTGATCCATCAGTTGAAATTTGAATATCATTTGGTCTAAGAGTTACTGGATCACCTATTACCGTTAATGTTGGAGTTCCAAATTCAACAGTTCTTACTTGGATTGTAACAGAAGCGTTTCCTGGGTCTTTTTTGGCAAAGAATAAATCGACAGCAGTTAAAAATGCACCATTCACATCATCATTAAATGAATTTAACCCTCTACTAGAACCAACAAGAAATGTTTGTGCCAAAGGATCAGAATATACTTGTTGCTGAATAATTCTGTTTACGTTTCTTGTTACATTCGTAATATTTTGAGTAACACGAGTAACTTGTTGGGTAACGTTAGTTGTATTAGTAACGTTAGTAATGTTATTAATAACTGGTGCTGGTGGTTCGGGAAGATTTATTGATGATATGTTTTCATTCCTTACCGCATTTAAAGTTCTTGTTCTTATATTATTAGTTGTTGTTAATGAAGCATTTATTGTATGAACTCTTACAATATTTTGATAAGTTTGTACAGTACCTTCTGACAAATAATTAGATTCGGCTGAAGAGATATCTGTTCCATTTAATAAACCATTTTCATTTACTGGACTTGAAGATAACTTAAAAGTTTTATTTCCAGTAGGAACTCTTATAATTGGTGGTGGTAATGCATTTGGGTCTCTAATAAAGAATGTTCCAATTAAATCGCCGTAGTTATCTGTAATTAATCTTAAATCTTTTACATATGCGGAAGCACCACTAGTCTCTCCAATTAACACTGCTCTACGAACCAAATAACCAGAATATAATCCTTGAGCTTCTTCTGATAATGAAAATGTGTCAATATTTAATACAGTTGAGGATTCGCTATATGCTGTGGGTAGAATTTCTGATTTTGAATATGGATTTGCATCATAAGTAGATGATGGGTTATTAAATGGACCAAATTTATGATTTGGTTGGGCAAGTCTGAATGTTATAATTGGAACACCATTATCAAAACCAACTACATTCTCTCCAACAATAAAACTACTATCAGTACCGGGATTTTGTAATTCTACATCCTTAGTAACTTCTATTAATTTTGGAGTAAAATCAATTGAAGAAATTCCATCTAAAAATGAGTAATATTGTGTGAAAGATTTCAAATTAGATACTGAAAATTCAGTATTTCTGGATCTCATGAAAATGTCAAATTGACTTTCAATAAAAGATCTTTCTGTAGAAGTAGAAGTACTATTATCAGAAGAACTAAATGTTTCTTGTGAAATTGTACCATCACTTAAACTTAATTCTGTCCAAGTATCTCTTACTTGTCCAACACCCAATCCTCCAGATCCTGTTCCCGTAGTGTTATTAACATTATTTAAAGTTATTCTTTCGGTGTTAACTCTACTTTCTAAGTTTAAACTATTATTGTGTGCAATAACTCTATCTGGAAGTTGTACAGTTCTTATCCAAGTATCTCTAAACGGATTTAATCTAACATCACCAACATATTGAATAACATGGAATGGATTTACATTTTCAACCCTTGTTGCCAATGGTTGTTCTATCCAATCCACACTTTCATAATCTAAAGTAATTACTTGACCAGTCTTTTTAACTCTATTATCTAATAACTCAAAATTTTGTGATAAATCTAGTTCAAAATCAGTAGGATTTGATGCTGCGATAATTTGATTCTTTAAAGTATTCTTTGAAATTAATGGAGTTAATTCATTGTCATCAGAAATTTCTGAAAGAGAATTTCCAAGATCAATAAAATTATCATTTTTAAATGAATCTGCGAAAAATCCAGTTTTAAATCGATTTATACCATCGGCATCTTGTATTTGAAGAGTTTGAGTATCTAATTCTAGTAAAGAAAGTGAAGTTACTATTTCTAAATTTTCGACTCTATCTTCTATTTTTCCAATATCACGCATAGTATATCTTCTATTATCTACCAAGTTTATTTTAATATCATTGGTATCATAAAGATATGGTGGTAATGAAATAGACGCAATTTCCAGTAAATCTCCAGATTTATAAGGTTCTTTTGGACTGACTGATGATATACCCTTTTCAATAACAAATGATCCGTAACTATCCAAATACACTTTATCAATTCTGCCAAGATAAAAATCATAATTTACCAAACTCGATTCATTTGGAGTAAATATTAATTTTGGTGTATCTCCAAAATTTCTGGATGAAAAATCAAATGGTGAAGAAGATGAACTACTAAAATATGAAACTCTTGGTCTAAAATCTAAGGTGTCAGAAGCTCTAATATTTAAAAATCCTATATTGGGAATATCCTTACTGTAATTTTCATTATTATAACTTAAAACACTAAACAAATCACCAGAATCTGTTGGGGAAACATCATAATGGTCTAGTACAATAGTAAGTTTTCTACTGGGTTCTGGTTCATTAGTATTTCTTATCAACTTTGAGTAATCATAATATTGATTTTTTTGACCTTTATCTAATTTAAAAATATTTGTAATATTTTTATATCTTCCGAAAGATAATGAAGAAATAGGAGCGATTATATTAGATTCTTCAAAAGTAACTTCTTCATCAATTTGAAACTTATTGTTATTTAAGTATACTATTTCTACACTATTTGGATATAAAGCATCTTTCTTTACAATTCTGGCTAATGCTTTACTTGTCTTTCCAACTATGTTTTCGCCAATTATAGAATTATTTGAAATTCCATATAATGAGGAAAAGTTTAATTTATCAAAAGTTGGTAAAGAAGAATCTAAAGATTCATATACAGATATTACTCTAATTGCATCTGGATATCTTAAACATATTTCCTCATCTTGAACTCTCAATCCATAATATCTATTGAATGCCAATCCATCATTAACTGAAGAATTCGAATTTGATCCAGATTGTTCATATTTTGATAGTTCAACATTGACTATAGTGCTCTTTTTATGAACTTTTGTTTTACTCTGTATACCAATTTTAACAAAAGTACCATTTATAATTGATGTCGTTTTTCCATTTGTAATTCCTTTAAATGTAATCTGCGTATACCCAGGATTAAAAGTAACTTGATCATCTGTCAATGTTTCTGTAGTTCCATCACTGTAATGTATGGAATACTTTTCTACATCAAAAGTATCAAATTTTATAGATCCAGAATTACCAGGTAAACTAAAATCACCAGTGGATAATGTTAATGATCCTCCAGATATTACATTTGAAGATGTAGATTGTGCAGAAAATGTTAATTGGGAATTATTGAGATCTATACTTGAAATATTTGTATTTGGTAAAACTGAATACAAATATCCAGAACTTTGATCTCTCAATATGGAGTTTCCAACTAAAAATCTAACTTGTATATTAGAACTTGTAAGAGCACCATCATTAACATTTTTTACTGTTGATATTCCAGATAAAGTAAATGTTGTTCCATCCGAAGAAACATTATTAACAACATTATATGTTTCTGTACTAAATCCTGATCGTGAATACTTTACGATTGTATCTGTTGATATACCACTGAAAGGTTTACTTGATGTTCTTACTATTCCATTAGACTGAATAGTAATTTGATCTTGTCCACTAAATCCACTCGGGACAAAAGAATCTAAAACAGAATCTGCTAAAAATGCTGGACTTCCTGCAGAGTAAACTGATTTAATGTCTGAAGAATTATAATTCTTTACATTTAAAATAGTTCTAGATATTATTGTTGTGCCATTTATAGTAATATTTTCATTAGGTAAAAATGTACCAGATACTTGCCTTATAACCACCAAGTTACCATTAGATCCTGATGAAACAACGTATCCTGTAGCACCACTACTATTTCCAGAAATGATTGATGTTGCAGGTAATTCTGTTGAAGTTAAAGAATTATTTAAAGTTAAATGTGTGTAGAACTGTATATCATATAAATGCAAATCCCATTTTGTTTTTTCATCATCATATGCCGCATCAGTAAGTTTACACAAATAAACTCTTGCAGACCCTAATTCAATACCATTTGGAGATGAGGTTGCACCATTTCTTCTTCTACTATAAAAATATACTGTTGATTTGTTTATTGGGGCACCGTAAATATTATTAATTCTTAAAATATTTCCCATTTTAAATGGGACTAAAGCACCCGTAACTGTTTGCGTATCTCTTGGTTTTTCAATATCCAAAACAGTTGTACTAGTTTTTTCAACATCATATCCTTTAACATAAGCTTTACCTGGGCTTACGCTTACACACATTAAATCATCAGATGGGGTATTTCCTCCAGTTGTTAAATCACCATTAAAATAAATTCCATTGTTTCCAAGTAAATTATTTAAAGAATTATTAACTGAAATTGTAAATGGTGTAACTGTGTAATTTCCAGACTCATCATAAGTCCTTTGAGCAATGTAATCTTTTATTAAATTATAATCTGTTTTATTTTCTATCTTTTTAAGAAAACCATTTTCAACTCTCAATAATTCTATAAAATCGGTGTCATTAATATTTGATAAAGGTTTTTTTGTTAGTGATAAATCTATTTTAAATCTATCTGCTCCTGGAGATGCAAAGTTTGTAAATCCTTTTGCGTTATCGAAAAGTGATTCATCATCCTTGGTTGTTATAATATTTTCGGATACTCTTAATCCTATTCTATAAGAAGAAACATTATTGTAGTAATCTAAAATTAATGTATGTTTATTTACATTTACGAACGTTCCTCTAACAAAATAAACACCATTGTCAATAGAAACTGAAGATCCTACTGCTGTTGCATTTTCTGACACTAATGAGGCAAAAGCAGTTCCATCAGATATTACTGTATTATTAATACCGTAAGATATTGCTTCCGTAGATAGTAAAGATTCACCGTCTAAAAAGAATGCCTGATTAAAATCATTATTTGATTCTAAGTATTTTACATAAAGAGTTATATCTTCTACACCACTATTATTTGGAAAAACTACTTCTTTTATTGTTGCAGATATTCCCGAAACTTCCCCTCTAATAATTTGTCCAACATATTTTTCAATATATTGTGAAATATCTACTCCAAAAGAAGTAGAATTCAATTTTACCGCACAATATTCTGAATCATATGACACTCCCCCAGGAATAACCATAGATCCTTCTTTGAAGATATGACTTCCAAAAGACTCTATTTGGTTCTGAAGAATAGACTGTATTGTGTTTAATTCTCTAGACTGTACTGGTCTTGCAGGATTAAAAAGAACTTTATAAAAATTCTTCGTTGAATCAAAATCATCAAAATAGGGATTAACATTAAAATTAGTTTTTTGTGCCATTTTTTAAAATTCTAGAATAATTTTGATATCTTCTTTTTGTCTAGAGTTTCTCTGTATTAAAGGTCTATTATCAATGTAGATAATATCTCCAGATGTTTTATTTATTTCAGGACTTGCGATACCCGATGTAAAAGATACATCCAAGTTAATTATTTTGTTTTGTACTGTTAATGTTGATGCACTAAATGATGAATTTATAGTGCATAAAAATCCACTGCTAACTCCTCTAATAGATCCTCCAGAAGTGTTAAAATCTAGTGATGCATTAGCAGAAGAAGAAATTCCAACATAATCTGTTTGGTCATATACAGATTGATTGTAATATAGTGATCTATCTTTAATATATTTTAAAACTTGTGTATCTCTATCGTAAGAAGATACATAACCAACTGCTTTTTGTCCATCAGATAAAGTTTGTTCTATTTTTTCACCAATTATAGGTACACCACTACCGGATGGTATAACTTTTAATGAAGTCAAACCAGAAAATCTATCTGCAGTATAAGATTCTGTAGATATAAATTTTGAAGGATTTTTCAGTATCCCTATTTGGGCAAATTTTGTATCTATAGGGAAATCTTTTGATGAATCATCAAATCTGGAATAAATTAAAACCCTATCAGACCCCATTTCCCGATATAAATCATAACCATGACCTCTTGAAGGTGGTATTATTGGTATTAATTTTGCTGGAAATGATATTGTGTCTGATGTTTGAAGTGGACCTAAATTAACAACTCCATACGTATATCCACTTCCACCAACAGTAACAGTGGTTTTTATTATTTGTCCATCTTCGTTTGCCTCAACAAAAACTCTTGCTCCAGATCCATCACCCAAAATATCTACTTCACCTGTGGCATAATTACTTCCTGGATTTTCGATATATACAAATTTAATTTGATTATTGTTGAGAGTAGAATCTCCATTCTCTCTAATAGATTTTATCTGTGATAGTGACGAAGTTTCCCAATCATTAGGTACTGGTATGAATTCTGTAGAATCAAATTTAATAATATCAGTCGGCGGTACAGTAAACAGATATTTCCATATATATCCATCTCCACTATTTCCTGCCTTTGATGGTTCTAAATCAGTAAACAGTGGTTCATCTTGAGATTGATTTCCTGTCGTATTTATCCCACTTGATCCATTGGATATACAGATATATACTTGATACTGACTATTAATTACATAATAATTTGAATCATATAATCTTGCTCTGTTAGTAACTGCAGAGGGATTATTGACACTGTAATCATGCCTATACATATCATATTTTACACCCTGTGTCCATTCAATTTTTCTCACACATCTTCTGATGTTTTGGGATGTTACTTTTTTTCCATATAAAATAGTATCACCATAATGAGAAAGATAATCAAGATTGTCGGTGGGATTTGGTAAAATTGGAGTTCCAGCCCCATCTCCCCCTTCCCAATTTTCATTTCTACCAAATCCATTTTGATCTGGATTTGGCAGACCAACAAAAACGTAATAATTATCAGTTGCAGTGTTTATAGAATTAATAAAATTATTTGTATTTAAAATTCTAAATTGGTCTGTAACAAAGGCTGGCATATTAACCCGTTTTTTTATTATTTATATTATGTTATTAAATTTTTTTTAAGAGCGCCGGTGTTTCTTAATCCATAACCTCTTCTTTGAATAGTTGGGTATGTAGATAATCCAGAAGTTATATTATAACCACTGACACCAATAGAAATTGGATTAGAAGAACGACTAAATCCACTTATTTTACCCCAAGAAAACTTCCCTACTGGAGATGATACTGTTCCAGTGGTTGCAATACCAACAATATTTGTATTATTTGATATGTTGCAGGTTATAATTCCCGTAGTACCACTAAGATATTTTCCATGTACATAATAAATGTTATCTAAATTGGATGTTGATATACCGACAATATTATTTTGTAATAGATCTATAGATGTCAATCCAGTACCAACTTTAGTGTCAAATATATAAATTGGATATCCAACTAAAAGATCTGAGTAATTTGCACTAGGTGTAAATAATTTAAATTCTATAGCTAAATTTGTACCAATTCCTCTTGTTGTCCCAATACCAACGATTACGCCATCAAATCCAACAACAACATTTGCATCTAAACATTCCTCAATTCTAATTGGTGGTTCTTTTACTATAACTTGTGGTGGATTAGTTCTGGTATATCCAAATCCAGGATTGATAACAATAGCATTAGTTATAGATCCACCAGAAATCGTAAGAGATGCTGTTGCAGTGGTTCCAATTCCAACACCAATGCCATAATATGGATTTGATATTTTTATCTCAGCACTAGATCCAGTATATCCAACACCAGCATTTACTATTGATAAGGACTGAATAGTTCCAGCTGCAGAAACAACCGCTGTTACTATACCAGTTACTAATGATTGATTTGAAGAATCAATTAAAAGATCAATCTTTTCTGTTGGAAGTTCTTCTTCATAGTCGAAGAAATTTGCATTATCAACAAATACTTCAGTATCAGATATTGATAAATTTTTTATAATTTTTGCAGTTGGATATACTTGTGGTTCTAAAGAATCTCTTGCTTTTGAATATGTAATATCATTAATAATAATATCTTCTTTCTGCTTAGTCCAATACAGTGGTTTTTCATTTTGCTCATCCACTCCTTGATCGGAATAAAGATTAGTTTCCATTAAATCTGATGAAACTAAATCAAAAACAGTTCTTGTATTTTGAGTAACAGTATTTTCCAGATTTGCATTATTACTATAAATTTGAACTGTATCGCCAATTTGTATTATTGGATCCACGTTAACTTGTTGAGAGTCAACATTTCTTGTTCCAACATAAAAATAAATTTCAACATTATCGTTAGTTTTTGGTGGTGTTAAAAATCTCACTGCAGAACCTCCATTAAATTCATATGCAATTTTTGGTTCTTGAAGGATTCCATTTACAAAAATTACCAATAAAGAATCAAAATCTATAACTTGGGAATCTGGATTATCAATATTTGTTTGGAAACTTAAAAGTTGTCCCTCATAGTATAATGGATAACTTAACCTGGAACCGTCCTGGAATTCTTTTATAGAATCTATTAAATTAAGTTCTCCAAATTGCCAAGCAGCAAAAGTGTCATTGTATGTTTCTAATACAGTAAGTCTAAATTCCTCTATTGGGTTAACAAATCCTTTTGCAGTTACTAATCCAACTGGTTTAAAAACATCACCTCTTCTAAAGTTATATCCTGTTCTTGTAATTTTAAAAGAAGATACTTGGAAAAGAGTAGAACCAATTCCAACATTGCCAACTTCATCAGTACCTACTGCAGATCCAATTTCAACATTCATTAGCAATCCAATTCCAGTATCAGTTGTTTGACCAATTCCAAGTCTTGATACGCCTACAATTGGTAGGTTTTCATAACTTGGAGGTGATATTTGAATTATTGGATTACTATATCCACTTCCACCTGCCCCTATATTGAATGATAAAGTACCTCCCGCCCCAACTATAGCAGTTATTGATGCAGGGTCTCCCACATGTCCAGATTCCGTCACTCCTATTGAAATTGGATGTCTGTATCCAGAACCAAAGTTTAAATCTTCGTACCATGGGAATATAGTTCCATATCCAACGTAGTAATGTGGTAAAGTACTTGTGCCAACTTGAACAGAGAATGATGTTGAACCAATTCCAATAATATTTAAAGACTGATTGTGACTTGGGAAATAAGAGATAATACCCGCATTTGATGAACAAGTAAATGCCAATCCAACCATTTTTACTTGATTAGCACCAATAAGGTTGGTAGTTGATGGTGCAAAAACTTGCAAGACACCAGTTTGATTGTTATAAGATACTGTAGTAAATGCAACAGGGTTTCCAGTTGTCGCTATACCAACTATACCAGTTATAGATCCATTAGCATTTAAAGTTGCCTTTACTTTTGCACCATATAATGGTGCATATCCAAGACCTGAAGTAGATCCCAAAGATACAATTATTCCACCTCTAGGCAATTGATTTTGATTTACATCGGATTGTGAAATTGTAATCTCATCATTATCATTTCTTATTCCAGTAAATACAACACTACTAATTCCTGCAGATTGATTCTCAATAATTTTGAAATTATAATTAGTAATATTTTGAGTAAATGGAGTTTGATATATTCCATTTATGAATAAAATACCATTTCCTGATGTAGTTCCTAAACCAACAGTGCTTATTCCTTGAGTTTTTAATGAGAAAGTTTCACCTATACCTGTAAATTGTGAGGAAATGTCATCAAAAATAACATTTGTAGAATAATCTTTTCTCAAAAACACCCTTCCACTAAAACTTGCTCTAGATCTCTCTAAATTTCTTTCATCTTTTTGAACTAAGTCGAATATATTTCCTCTAGGTGGATGTGTGAAATATATTTCATCTTTAGAGATATTATAAGATCCCCTGTATATTTGAACCCGAGAATTATCTAAATGTGATGTTGCTGAAGTACCAACAAACCCTCTTTCAACTTCAACAATATTTTTGTCCCCAGTAAAGAACAATATTGGGCCAGAACTACTAGTTCCAATACCAACATTTACAACTTTCATATATTCTTGATTTATTTTCAGTAAATCTGTTGGTTTAATAGAACTAATACCACTTAAAGCAAAGAAAGTAGATCCAGCACCAATGCTACCATTATTTCCGAATAAAGAATGTGCTATACCCGTATAAGTTAATGGGTATTGAGCCAAATTATTAATTGTAATTAAAGATTTTTCATTCTTTTTATACATTTCAAACATATGAGCATTACCTTCACCTAAGTATGTAAATGTAATTCCAATCCCAGAATTTGCATTTTCTTTGGTTAAAGCTATTTTAAACTGACTATTTGATAATTTAATCGCATAAACACTAGATGGTAATCTATTTGTTGAAATTCCTGTGTCTGTGATTGAACCAGGTCGAATACCCATAGCACTTTGACCAAGACCAATAAATGTTGATTTTGGTTCATAAATTAAGTTTTCGCCAGTGCTAAAGAAATGATTATCTATTGTAAAAATACCTGTGGAAGGATCTAAAACCTCAGTATCAAAAGGATCAAATGTTTTTGCAAATATTGGTATATTTCTATATCTTAATTTAAAATTCAATCTATTAATATTTTTTGAGTTTAATCCAAAATATTTTGCAACACTCACGTTTTCGTAAAGAGGTGATACTGA